TTATTGGCTATTGTCTAGTGCATTGGCTAAGTTGCGGATGATATGGCGCGTGTCACTGGGAATGAACTTTGCATAGTGTTTGTGGATCATGTCTGTATTTACGTGGCCCAGTTGGTTGGCCAACCATTCGGCGCTAATAATGCCTGTTGATAATACTTGGCTTGCATAAGTATGACGACCATTGTTTAAAGCGCGATATGGTATGTCGCATCTATCAAGGTGGCGTTTCCAGCGTTTTTCCAGCTGTGGGTATGTGTAATGGCTGCCGGTGCGCGGGTTGTACCAAAGCCACGTTAGATGCTGTTTTTCATAGGTGTGATTATCTCGCTCAAGTACTTTGACTGATTGAGGGTTTTGATCAGTTAGCAATTCGCGTTGATTGACCAAGGCATTCGCTACGATCGGTAGTAGTTCGATTTGCCGTTTGCGTCGTCGGTTTTTAGTCGCCTTATGAATGCCCTTCACAAAGCCACGTCTGATATACGCTGTTGCCTGATCAAAATCAATATCTTCTATGGCCAGTGGCATGAGCTCATGACTGGATAGACCTGACCATAACATGACTGTCCATAAGTTCCGAAAGGTCGTGTCCGTTTCGGTATTGATGATTAAGGCGATTTCTTCACGAGAGAATGGCTCAATGTCTTTGGGATCTTTTGCGTTAAGCTTAATGTACTGGCTTGGATCGTTAGGGTTTTTTTGATGACGTGCCCAATAACTCCATATTGATCGCCATAAACCTAGTATATCGACAATCGTTTTTGGTGATAGATTGATTCTAAGCACTTTGTATACCCAATATTCGACGTCTTCAGCACTGATTTTGCTTATTTGCTTATTTTGCCAATATGGCGTGATGTGGTTGGCCACTTTGCTGGTGTAGGTCGTCCAAGTCGTTGGGGAGACTGTGCTTTGCTCGGCATTCTCCCAAACTGGGATGTAATAGCCAAAATATGATGCTTGTCGCTTTGGCGATGATGGGAATACGGTGTCACGGTTAAATATACCCATTTGTATCTGTTGCTCAACCATATCCGCTATTTTTTGGGCGTTAGCCTTGTTTGCTGCGGTTGGTGGCGTGTTTAATAAGGTTTCGCTGTCTTTTTCACCGTTTATGTACCAAATAATGCGAATACTGGTTTTGAGTGGTTCAATACTTGCCATTATGTCGTTAATCCTTGCGCTTACATGCTGTTTAATAGGCTTAAACACCTGATATACCTAGCTTTTACAACATTTTCGCGCTATAATAAAGGTCTGGTTTGGTAACTATAGAGCCACTGAAAAGTTCTTGGTTTGGGGCTTTTGGCTCTAACTGTTTGATAAAACAGCCTTCACAATGGTGAGGGCTGTTTTTTTTATACCGATTGTACTGCTTTCATTTGATAAACCTGTCATCAATAATTATTGAAAAAGGGTTGTCTATGTTGAGCTTCATTGTCTTGGCTTTTTTGTGCGCTAGTCTGGTCAGTTCGTCTATATCGTAGGGTTTATTGTTATGTAAGATGACGCTACCCTCTGGCATCTTTTTGATGGGTGATTTTCTGCCCATGCGATCACGGTTTAGATGCTCATTGACCATACTTTCATCAGTTGCTATGCAAACTTTGTCACGACAACGATATAAGTTTAATGGTAGAGGCATGACTATCTCCGCCGCTCAATGACACTTTGGCAATCAATGCAGCGGGTGACGCCTCCCAAACGCCGACGGCGCTCGGGAATATCTTCACCGCATTCGACGCATTCAGCTAGTGATGGCTGATCAAAACGTGCAGCCTTGGCTAAGTTACGTTCTAACTCTTCTTGCGCCTGGTCATTGGCGCGGTCGATAATGTCGCTCATTTATTTTTACCTTTTGATTTTGTCTTACGGTTGTTTTTAGGGTTATGGGGGATAGCGTTCTGCCCTTTAAAATTAAAGGGTGATGTATTCAGCTTTGCTGCTGATGCATAGGCATGAGCTAAATGCTTTAGATGGTTGTCGCCTGACATAACTTTATTCTCCAATCTTAATTTCAGTAAGCGATTCAAATTTACGTTCTTGGTAGACTTCGATCTTGCAGCGCATTTCAATCTTGTCTTTGTTGATGCTGTAATGCTTGCCCTGATAGAGATCTCGCTGCTTGTGCGTTGGGTGCATCGAGCAGTCAATCATCTGACCGCTCACCGTGTCGAAGGTCAGCCAATGTAAAGGGCTTTCACGGTTGTAAGGGAATAGGGCGCGGACTAGGTTCATCGACTTGTCTCCATGGTTATTGCCATATCAATAACTATGTTTTTTGCATTACCCATCAGCTCAAGGAATATCTCTTCTTGCTCGTCATCAAGATAGCCGGCGTTGTCGATGACTTCTTTCATGGACAGAGATAATTCTTGCTCACGTTGGACTGGTGGAACGGTTCGGATAAAGGTTAAAGCCAATAGTTCAAAAGTTGCGTTATGTTGGAGCTTCGATGCTTCTTGCTGCTGCTGATGTTCTATGGCCATTTGCATTAATTTGTTTAAGTCCATTTAATTGGTTTCCTTATATTGTTTTGATAGCTCAAAGCGAACGTCAATCATTGCCACCACCTCAAAGACTTTCTCGCATTCTGGGCATTGCTCATCCCATGTTTTGAAGTCGTGGATGCCCTCGTCACTCCAGCGCTCTGTGCTCATACCGTGTTTACAATGTGGACATACAAATAATCTGCTCATATCATTTCCTTTTAAGTGAGACTTAGGTTTTTAGGAATTTCAAATACCCAGCAACGAATGCTACGGCCCGTGATTTGAGACGCTACGGTCTTGTTTGCTGCCACAAACTTGAACTGCCTAGACTGGCGCAGCGCGTGATGCATATCGGATTGTGGCGGTAGGTCATAGCGGTACTCATTCGCAAGCTGATAGATCTCTGGCATACTGATCGCTAATAGATCTGGGTTTTTGCTGTGGTTGATATGCAAGCGGCGGATATGATGACCAGCACCTTCTATTGTGTTGGGCGCTGCATTCAATCGTTCGAGCACATCAAAGAACTGGATATTGAGCGGGTGCTCGGTATCAAGCGTCTGATCGCGTTCGGTTGCCATATTGAATACTTCCTGCTTAACGGCTCCGTCCAAACGTTGCAAGTCTGGCAATACCAGTTTCATCGCATCAAACATGGCGAGTATCTGCGCGTGGCAATGAGCAACACGGAACGCTTTGACACCGCTGTCTTTTAACCAGTTCTCATGCGCTATTTTGGTATCAAAAAACACCTGCATTATCTTGTCTTCCATCTTGAGGATATCGACTAAGAAATGACTGACATCTTCGGTCTGTAGTGCCTCAATGCGTCTGGCCGCTGCTTCAGAATCGCGGGTCTGGTTGTCCAATGCAAAGAATAGGTGGCAAATACGGCTTAGCACTGCCTTGGACGCCACCACGGGCAAATTTTGACTGATGACGATAGTGCCGCGAAACGGTGGCTCGTAGACTTCGTTGCCGGCTGACTTGACGCCGCGTGTACCAATCGTGCCGCCGTCGTATAGGTTTTTAAGTTCGTCCCAATTGAACTGGCTATTACGTCCTGTACCAGCCCCATCGCGGTCTGACTCGATAAAGACGCTGGGCATGTTTGAAGTCTGTGACAGTGAGCGCAGGCGACCGGCCTTAGTGGTTTTATTGGGATCGATACCCTCGTAGCCATCACGACCTATCAAACGCCAGAAAAAGCTAAGTAGGGTTGATTTACCAGTCCCAGGCTCACCTACAATCTCCATAAATGGATAGGATTTTTGACGCTCGCGGATCTGCTGAGCAAACAGGCTACCCATAAAACCCACTAGACTAATGACGCCTTGGACGCCCCAGCCAGATATGATGTCCGCTAACCAGTTGACTGGATCTTTGGGGCGGTCACCGATTCTGATGTTTGGACTGGCCGCTAATGTCTTTAGGCTTTTATTATTGGGCAGGTCAAAATAGTCGTCTTTATTGAGCGCGTAAGTCACACCATGACGGATTGCGATATCGTTAAAAATGTAAGTCTTATGGTCTTTGCTATAACCAATAAAGTCGATGGTCTCAACGGTTTTGATGCCATTAATCATGCGTCCTAACATGACATCTAACTGCTTTGAATTGCCTTGATAGATGACGCCAGGCGCGACTGATAATAGGCGCTTTTTAAATTCACCAGCGGCCGACAGTTGGCTACCAGTAAAGGTATTTTTAGTGTCGCCTTGTGATGTGCGAATACGAAAGAAGTACCAGCTCTCATCTGTCACTAAGTTTTGCTGATAGTAGAGCGCTTGCGGTTGGCAGTTCATGATCTGTGTGACAGTCATGCAAGACTGCATTAGATCGTCATGCCAAAGCTGTACGGCTTCTTTTAACTCTTCTTCAGTATTGAATAGATCCTCTGTCGGTTCGCTGTCTGCGTCCATTTGCTTGGCTTTATCAAAGCTTTCGCTGTCTACTTTTACCCAGTAGGTGCAACTGTTGAAAAACATATAAAAGCTAGTGGTGCCATACTGGTTGTACGTCAGTAGCGCCTTGTCCTTTGCTGTCTCAGCAATAAGCAGCTCACCATAAAAGCGGTAGCGTTCAAGGTCTGACTTGGTGAGTTTTCCCGCTTTGTGTAGGTCGTTCCAGTCTGCACCGTCGCTGTACTCACTTGACTGCGCGGCGGTGACATCCCAGCCGTTTTGGCGTGCGGTGGCCACTAGCTTGTCAGTGGCTTTGCGTCCCGCATGGTCGCTATCGAGTGCGATGATAAGCTTGGGCAGTGGCTTACCAAGCTCTACCATTCGCGTCTTTATTTGCGCTAAGGTGTGCGCTGGGAAGTTACCGGCGGTGATATTGCTAATGGCATGTAAGCCGTTCTCAGTCAATGCCATGGCATCAAAGATACCCTCAGTGATCCATAGTTCTTTGACATACGGCCAGACGCCATGCTGTAAGTGCAGCTTTGGCGGTAGCCATGCGTGACCTCCAAACTTAAAACCGTCTTGAACTCTTGCTTTTTTTATTCCTACAGCGGGTTCAATCAGGCGCTGCCAATAACCAATAGTGCTTCCTTCGCTAGTAACGTTAAAGCGCACAGTTGGACAAGTAAAACCTGTCTCATAATCCTTGAATACTTCTTGGGTATAGCTGCCTTGCCATTTGACAATATCAAAGCCACGTCCCGACTGAAGATAAGCGTCAGCCGTGGCATTTGGGTTGCTGGGTGTTGGTGGGTTTTTCTTCGTCCAATTGGCGAATATGTCTGGGTAAATATCGCGAGTAGATGCTTGGTAATTGCATTTATTAGCGCGGCCACACTGGATCGTCCACGGCGCATCTGCACCGGTGAACAACTCCTTTTTGCCGCATGACGGGCAGCGGCCATAACGCAAAAACTGACGGTCGCTTGAGAATTTGAGACCATAATCTTGCACGAGGCGAGTGATTAGCTCGCTACGGGTATCATCTTGCATGGTTTGCATAATATTGCTCGTCTGGTTTGGTGGTTTGGTTAGGCATTAGCGCTGATTGGTTTGTCTTTCTGCACGTCTGGCTTGACTATCGAGCGTACATACTCTTGCTGAGTGACGAATATATGTCCGCATTCATCGTTCTTGCAGCGGTGTTCTATATCGCGTAAGTAGTCAGTAATGACGCGGGTACGCAGGATTAAACAGTTGGAATGACAAGCTGGACAGCGCATATATGACCTCTTTTAGTGTTTGATGATGAGTTGTAGCTCTTTATCTGTTTTAGCGAGTGCTTGTCTCAGTGCCCAAGCGACAAACTCATCGACGCTTACTCCATACTCGGCAGCCTTACGCTCAAGTAAGCGCTGCTCTGCAGGGGTTGGGTGGATATAGACATCGTTAGGCATGGCTGGTGACTCCTGAGGTACTGACTGGTGCCGCCGTCATCGCCCAAAAGTGACCTAATGGCATCTCGACTGTGTTTTGTGATGGCAGTATCATGGCGATAGGTTGTTCGCGGAACATCAAGTCATGGATCTTGCTCATAGCTAACTGGCGAACGAGGGTAGCGAGCTCCACACCTGAGCGTTCGGCATGGGCCAGTAAGATTTGATAGTCATAATGATCGACACTGACTTTGATGGCGTTATCGCGTAGTTTTTTGGTGTTTGGGTTCATGGTTTGGTTTCCTTCTGGGTTTGATTATTGATTCTGTTCGGCTAGTTCTATTTCACGACCTTTTAAATAACGGCGCATAGTTATAAAACTCATGGAACGTTGTTCACTGTCGGCGACTTGACTCAGCTCAGCATGGTCTTCAACTTCTAAGCGGACAGGGATGCTAATGCGCTTGGTTTTCTTCAGCTGGCCTTTTTGAGTGGCTGATAATGTGGTTTGGTTCATTTTGGTGGTATCCTATGTTTACGAAGTGAGTCAGATTGTTATATATCACTGATAAAAGGGACATATTATCACATAATATTGTGATGTCACTATATTTTTTGATTTTTAAGGGGTTTTTTTATGGATTCTGCAAAGATAGGGCAACGTATTATTGACGAGCGTACTCGTTTAGGCATGAAGTCCATCGACACCGCAAACACTTTAGGTATTCATCAAAATACCTTTCGAAACTATGAGTCTGGTAAAAGTGACTTACCAACGTCTTATTTAGCTAAGCTCTGGGATGCTGGGTTTGATGCGATGTATATATTGACGGGGCAGAGAATCGGTGATGTGGCAGCAGACGTGATAAACAACGGTGAAAGCTACGTCCCAAGCTATCATCAGCGTCTAATTCATTTACCTGAAATTATGGACTTGGATAATCCATCGGATAGGCTATTGGGTGCGATGTATCACGCAGAAGAAGCATTGGTGCAAGCTGGGGCAAGTGCTAACGAGGACTACGATTACAAGACATTAGCGACGCTGGGTCTTGGTATGATCGATACAGTCAAACGAGGCAATCCATAAGAAGCAGGCACAAAAAAACCAGTCACTCGGACTGGTTTTTTGTGCAATTAAATTATTAGAACGCATTGTCTGACATATCTTTTTGACTGTGCACCAAGTCCAGTAGGTCGCTGCTGGTCATGCTGATACGGGCATTCGGGTCTGCTACGTGCAGTGTCTCTGCCATATCAATGATGATACTACGCAGTGATTGAATGGTGTCTTGCTGCTCTATGTACACTTCTTCAAGATGCACAGCTCTTTTTATCCACCGCCGACTAGCATCACATTTGTCAATTTCATCTGCTGGTGACCCTCCAAGGTCAATCTGAGCCAGCTCTTCGGCCAGCTCGTCAGTCTTTGCTGGTTTGCTATAGTCTAAACGTATTGCATCTATGCGCTTTCCATCTATTTCTGATATTCCATTAACTACATAATGCTCCAATAGCCTCGGCTCTTCTAGGCTAGACAGTGCGCCTGTAATTGATCTTTTACTATAGTGCTTGTCACAGTGTGACTGTATGAGCTGCTGTATCTGATAGATATCGAGCGTCATAATGGTTGGGTGACTGGGTGTATGGTCGGTTTGGATACTGTGCTGACGTTCGCTAACAAATAGCGCATTAAATAAATTGCGTATTATGCTTTCATGGTTTGCGCTAGTATCGCCTTTCATTATGTAGTCACGCAGACTTTTATTTGATTGAGTAGTCATAATAGTGCCCCTTATACTTTTGCAATGGCGGTTTGGCCAAACGATTTGATGAATATCCAAACACGGCGTGATTTATTCGTTCGTTCACTAGCAATGACAGCATTGGCACGATAAAAGCGCGGCGTGTCGCTCAGGCGTAGCGCCTTATATAACAGGCTGGTATCTGGTAGCTGCCAAGGCTCTGCCAACTCATAAACTTCTGGAATACTGATTGCCAGCTCGTGCTGCTTGTGGCTATGGTTGAGCGCCGCGATGTTTTGTGTGGCGATAAAGCCCCAAAACTGGTCAAGGGCGTGCTGTAGTTCTGGGGTCATGACTGGGGCTGGGTTGGTAGTGTGTACTTTACTGCCCATTACCTTATGCAAGGCGTTAATGACTTGCTGCTCGGTATGGCCTGTAAGCTGTGCCATCTCGGGAATGGTCATTGAGCGGGAGTAGCGCACCCAGTCGGCATCGGTGATAGCGGGTGGCTGATCGATAGCTGGTGTGCTGACCTCACGGTCTAGGATGTCAAGTACCCAGGCACGGAATGATTTAGCAATTTTGGTATTTGCGAACATAGCGATAAGATGGCAGCCACGTAACGAAAATATGCGATTGTCCATTTCGACGTTACCCGTTTTTCTAACGGTGGTCAATTTGACCACCGTTGTCATCGCTGATGTAAATTCATCTGCCTTGCGACTATAAATTTTGGTTACAGAACGCACATCGGCATAACCCAATGCTTTCGCTATATCTGCTGAAGTCATCCAAATCTCACCGTCTTTAGCGATAGGCTGTAGAGTAGCGCCATTGAATGATAATGTGGCAAGCGCTTGGCTGCTATTACCTTGATTGCTTGCTGTGTTATACTGTTGCATACTGATTAACTCCCAGAGTTATTTGGTTTAAGTGATTAGTCTTTGATGTGACATCCAGCTTCTGGAGGTCACATATATGTACATTAGGATTAGTGACTTGGTTGTTAGAGGCAAACTGGTTATCTTGGCGGATGCAGTTTGCCTTTTTTATGCGCTGACATAATTGCAGGTGACGATATAGCAACTGCTGACTGCGGATATAAGTGTTGATCTGCTGGGTGGTGTTTGGTCTATTTAGCATCTTTTGCCATCTCCTGTATTTTTTCTTTTAAACATTTACTAACCGCCATGACTATAAGCTGTCTTTCTTGCTCTGCTGATAGGTTGAGCGTTATGTATGAGGGTTCTTTAATCGTTTGACGTTTGGCTTTATGTCGCATTCTGATACTCCTTTTGGATTGATTGACGCGCCTTATCCAAGTGCATAGTGATTTCAGCTGATAGCGTGCGATAGTTTTCAGCGGCGTGATTTTTTAGCCAATGATGTAGCTCAGGGTCTAGCTTGAGCTTATAATCAACGGTTTTTTTTGCGGCCATTTTGATTTCCTTTTAATCGTGGTAATATTAATTTGCCCTAATAAAGGGGTTTTATGCCTCTAGTAGAGGCGTAATTAATACTATGCCTATACTAGAGGTATGTCAACAGTTTTTTGAGATAATTATGAGTAAAAATCGACACCCTGATTTTAGAGTTCGTATTCCTGAGGACTTAAAAGAGAAGATAAGAGCGTCCGCTGAAGAATATAATCGTTCAATGGGTGCGGATATTGTTGCGCGTCTTGAAGCCAGCTTTGCCGCTGAAGAGTCGCCGCCACAGCCTATCAGCGTGGGGTTTGATGATAGCTTTCTTCAGGACGCTGGGCTGACTCGTGAGCAGTTTGGGGCGTTTGTGCGGAAAAGCTTTTCCGATAGTTTGAAAGATGACAAAGGGAGTGAGTGATTTGAAAAAAGGATTTTTGATTGGACTGAGTGTGTTGGCGTTGATTGGATGTAGTGAGCCTGAACCACAAGTGATTGATGTCGATGAAGCAGCTGCTAATGCTGGACTTGCATCAGATGAGTATGAGACGCATGAGAATGGGGCAATTGAGGTTAAAGCGCCTGAAGATAATTCAACGGCAGAGAACAAAGTTCTATGGTATCAAGATGATTTAAGCGAGCCTGTTGAAACTGTGGGCATGCTCGATGGGAAAGCTATTTTGGCTAGTGCAGGATTAGAACCGGCTGAAGTGGAAGACTCTGTTGATACTGAAGGTGAGCCTAAAAAACTCTACATCATGGATGATGAAACACCTATATCCGCTTGGTTTTCTCATAGTTCAAACAATATCTCGTTAAACTGGTATATGTATTCAGACGAACCTAAAACTACTGAATATAGCCAACAAAGTTTAAAAGATGCTTATAAATTGGCTAGGGCCATGGCAGGTCGTGAGGGTGCTGATGCAGTTATGTATTTGTCGAATGGTGGCAAATACCGTAGTAAGCCAGTGGGAGGGTATCCAGCTACCGGCCAATGCAATAATGGGATTTGCTTCATTCATATAGACTTAAAAAGTTAGAAAATATTATGAATTTACAAAATAATATATGGATGACGCTTTGGCTTGAGCACTTCTTGCAACATGCTACGTTGGTTACAGACTTACCATTTGGATGGGGTGTCTATCGTGAAGCAGTAGACTGGGACTGACAAAAGTTAAATATTTATTGATGAAAGCGTGTCATAGTGATACGCTTTTGTTATTTACTGAAGCTCTCTTTATGAGCCAGTTGCGACTGTCTCATTTTTTTGTTTTTATACACGACAAGCCATGACTAGTCTTACCTTTTTTCTATTGATACCAAGCCATACATACAGGATAATCAATGTCTACCACAGTCGAATTTTATCAAGTAAACTTTTTTGAAGAGCCAGCGCCTGACGATCAGGGTAATACGGTAACTATCAGTGATTGTTTCAAGAAATTACTCGCCGGTAATTATAGATTTCAAGATAGTTATGAGCGTGATCTATATAAGTTCCAATTAATTGATGAAAAATATATATGTGGGGTCTTCAGAAAGGTAAGAACAGGTGAGCCTATCAAAGTAGGTAAAGCGTGCACAGATGGCTGGGACGTGGCTATGGCTGATGATGAGGGGAAGTTTGAGACCAATCATCTAGTATATATTCCTAATAAGCGTATAGTTGCATATATCAGGAATCATCATGGCAATCACTATAAACGACTGGAACAATGCCTAACTAAATCGTTTGACATTAAAGTCGAGCTTTCACCTTTATTAAAAAAAGGTACTCTTGAAGCTTTATTGAGCAACAAGTCCGTCACAAAACTAAGAGCAAGTATTCCGGTAAGACATGACCTTGTTCCTGAGTATGCTGACAACTGGAGCAATGATGCCATGCAAGCATCAAGCCGTTCTGGTGCTGAAACAGTGAAGATAGAAACTAATATTAGCTTAAGAACGACTGCACCCGGCTCTATAGATAGTCCAATAAAAGCAATACGAAATTTCTTAGGTTTTGGAGCAACATCTGCCAAAGTAGAGGTATTAGATATTGATGGTAAAAAAGACTTGATAGATTTGATTGAAGATAAAATAAAATACGTTTTTACAGATTACAAGTATTCAAAAGAAGCTTTGCCTGATAAAACTGTATATGAAAAAATAATCACAGCCTATTTGGATAAACTCGATGAGATTAATAAAGCATATTAAGCCTTTTAGCTGGCTACTGTATGGTGTGGTGGCCGGCGGTCTTGTATGTTATTTTTTCAAGAGCTTCTTATTATCTCAAAGTACTGAATTCATTAATGATATTCTTAAGGTTTTAATACCACTATATGGCATATTACTAGGCTTTTTATTGACGCTTATAGCTATTGTGGTGAGTTTATCTGGAACAAGACTGGTCTCAAATTTAATGAAGACAAACCATTATAGTAACTTACTGACAAATAGTAAGGTGTTAGCTCTTTTATACTTTTTTACTTTGATTATTGCTGTAGTTGGTTTATTCTTTCGCGAAGACCAAGCTACTATCTTTATGATTGTGATTTTCTTATCAGTAGTCCTGATTTTTTATTCTCTACGGACTGCGTACAAATTCTTTCAGATCTTTCATCATATTGGTAATGCGAGTGTAAAAAAAAATAATGGCTAATCAATTTTGACTAGACCAGCCTCACACTTAATGCCGGTACTATAACCACTGCTCGATAGGTCGTGTGTCACTTCTACGACCGTCCATTGATGCTCATCAATGTAAGGTCTAAACCCTCGCACTGTTGCAGGGCTATCAGCGATGATATCAGGACGCGCTACTGCTAACGTCAAATCAAAGCTCGCCACTTGGCGGGCTTTTTTGTTGGCGCTTGATTTTGCCTTGGATACCGCCTCATTTTTTGATTTGGCAGGTTTGGTCAGTACATGAGCTTTAGCGCTGGGTAGGGTGTCCAGTGGTTTAGATTTGCCATCTTTAATAGTGATATGCTTGGTCTTACCAGATTTATCATCATGATAGCTCGCGGTCGTTTCGTCATAGTCGCTGGTACGATCGGTACGACTATAGCGATGACTGTCGCCAGACTGACGAGTGATGGTGACTGTATCCAATGTCGCCCCTGAAGGTGATCTGGCATTACCAATCGGCTTGATAATCAATCGACCTGCCTTAATCGTACACATCAACTCGTGATCCTCGCAAAGCCTGGTCAGTAGATTGATATCACTCTCACGGTGCTGATCGATATGATCGATCATTATTGCTGACACTGCATTATCAATGGCCAATATCAAGTCATGACGTTTGGCCACACTCGACGCTATTTCACCAAGCTTGTGCTGATGATAGCTGTCACTGCGCTTTACCTTCAATGATGATTTAAAGTCCGCTGACTTGGCGCGGATCTGTAGCTGGTCTGGTGTGCCGCTATGCTCGGCATCATCAATGACAAATGTGCCTTTATCAATCATATCGCCCGTGTCTGGCTTCGCTAGCCATAATCGTATCTTATTACCTTTAGTGGGCAAGGGCAGCGCCGCGTCATGATCAGATAGTGTCAGTGATAGCTCATCCGCTTCAGTACCACGCTTGTCTGTCATTGAGAGACTAATCAGACGCTTCTCAACCTGCGCTGTGCGATCGATACCTTCAATCGTGAGTTTAAATAAGTTAGTCATACGTCTGCTCGATCCTGGTCTAAGATGGCTACTTGCTCACGCTCGCTATCATCAGCAAGCTTTAGCGATAGGCTAAAGTCAATTTTACGGGCAGTACCATCACTCAGTAAGCGAGACTGGGTTTCACTGATATCGGTGATATAGCACATGCCATAGTAGTAACCATTGCCATTCATAAGCGCGTAGGTCTTACCAGTGGCAGCCATGTCACGTAATTCATCTAACGATACAATACCGTTGGTGATTTCTGGATATAGTGTGCCTGATAACGAAATATCATCGTTATCTTGACCGATATACTGCATGTGGGGGCGAGTGCCTACCGCGTTGCCGGTGCCAAAACGATAACCAGACTTGCGCGATATCTCATCAAATGCGGCGGTGGTGGTCTCAAATACAAACAATCCTAAACTGGCTAACATAAAATAATCCTTATATGCCCTTAATCAATATCAGATAAACGGCTACGCTGACGTGCCATTTGATTGCGTTGCTCACCAGCCAGTACGCGCTGAACTTCACGCGCTACGGCTTGCGGATCGGTTGCGCCATTGATGTTGATAGTAATATTGCCACTACTCATACCGCCCAGCATTGCCATACTAGACTGGCCGCGAGGCGGTAAGATAGACTTGCGGCTGTCGATGCTGATGGGCGCATAGTCATTGATTTGGCCAGCGATGGATTTGGTAGCGCTAACGGGAATACCAGCATTGGATAATATGCCACGTCCCAAGCCTTGCATCATATAACCGCCATAGCTGTCAAAGACTCGGCTGGGGCTATGGATATCCATACCTTTTGAGCCAGTAAACGCACCCTTGATACGACCGACGACGTTGCTGATTGAGCTAACAACTGCTTGAGCTTTGCCTAAAATGCCGTTTTTTAGCCCCTCAAGCATGTTCATGCCGTACTGTTTAAACTTCGCGCCAAGACCAGATAAGTAAGGCCAGACAGCAGCGAATGCGCGGATAAATAGACCAACTGGCGTAAAGTTCATGATGAATGACTTGAGTGCCTGAATCCCCATGTTAAAGATGGCTTTGATGCGCTCCCATAGCGCGGCAAACATAGGGCCTAGGGTGTCCCAGTTGCGATAGATAAGGTAAGCAAGCCCAGCTAAGATAGCGATGGCTGCAAACATAGGGTTTGCCATCATCGCCGCACCTACACCTCTGATTATAGAGCCAATCCCTGAGATCGCTTTGCCAAGCATGGATAAAGGCGTCAATGTCGTCGGTAGACCAAGCGTAACTAATGATGCCCGCAATAACGCCATTGGCCCCAATATGGTGAGCATCACAGCACCCAAGCCACCAATGATGACCGCACCAATGGCCAAAATAGCAAATAGCTGGCCCAGCACAGCCATGAGCTTAGGATTTTCATTAGCAAATGCCGTCATGCGTTGGGTCATGATAGTGATCGTCTGAATAAACTCACGTAGAGCACCACCGTTTGCATCAAAAATAGAGGTTCTAAGGGCATCAATTGCTGAGGTCATTGACTTAAAGTCACCAACGGTATTGTCGCTCATGGTGTTTGCCAAATTACCAGCTTCGCCCTGAGCATTTTGTAACTCGCCAATAAGCTCTTGAAGTGCGCCGCTACCAGCTTGATCCACAAGAATGGCCAAAGCGCCACCAGCTTCTTCTCCTGCAATATCTTTGAACAATTCTGACTGTTCTGCATTGCCTAGTTTCTTGGTCTTGTCATGAATCTCTTTTAATATATCTGGCATTTGGCGCAGATTGCCGTTCGCGTCAGAGGTCTTGATACCTAACCTATCAAGTGCCTCTATCGTAGCTTTTGGGCCTGATGCCATTCTAGACATAATCGCGCGCATCGCTGTACCGGCCATGCTTGCTTGGATACCTGCGTCGCCCAATTTACCAGCCATGGCTGCTGATTGCTCAAGTGATACACCTAATAATGCAGCACCAGGCGCAGCATACTTCATAGTTTCGCCAAGCATTTCAATATTTGTGTTTGAACGGGTAAAAGTACCTGCCAATACATCACTAAGATTGCTCATCTTAGAGGGGTCAATTTTCATACCTGATAGAATGTTTGAGGCGATATCAGCTGTACGGTCTAACTCCATGCCACCAGCTAAAGCAAGATCAAGCATCCCCGGCATAGCAGCTTTTACAGACTCAGGTGTAAAACCAGCCATCGCTAAGAACGTCTGTCCAGCTGCAGCATCGGCTGATGTGAACTGAGTCGACGCGCCTAGCTCTTTAGCTTGTTCAACAAGCGCTTGATACTGTGGACTGTTTTTATCTAGACGGGTGACCGCCTGAACTTTACTCAGATTCTGCTCTAGGTCTAAGCCTGGTTGAATGAACCGTGCGCCAGCATAGGTTGCTGCTGCACCGCCTGCGGCCAGTCCTAGGGCTTTGTTTCGCATATCACCCATTTGCTGTGATTGACGTTCAAGCTGTCGAACCTCGTTCATCCGCCGGCGCTGCTCTGCCAGCTGCTGATTGGTGCGCTCGATATTACGCGCAAGCTCACGCTCATGATCAGATAGATTATTGGTGCTAATACCTGCATCTGATAAACGACCGCGTAGCTGCTGCAGGTGTTGACGCTGACTATCAAGGCGAGCATTCAAGCGCTGTGATTCACGTCCTGCAGCCTCAAATTGACGAATCAATGTGGCGCTAGGATTGGCCGTATCGCGCATTTGCTGCTCTAACTGCTGTAGTCGGGCACGGCTACGGGCAGCAGCCTCTGAGGTTTCGGCTAGCGCTTGTTTTTGTTGTCTGAAGCTGTTGATCAAGCCTTGCTGTGACTGAAGTTTACGCGCTGCTTGTGCTGTCTCACCAAACTGACGACCTAAGCGATCGGCTTGGCTAGCGATTGAGCGCATGGGTGCAGTCATGCGGTCGATAAGTTCTATCTGTGCTCGAAAGCTTAGGTCTGCCATGTATTTGCGCCCACTTTATTGTTGATATCAATGATGCTGATGTTGTCCTGGTTTCCTCATTCGTGAGGGAACCAAGTTATCATTCATCAGGGTTATTACGGATACGCGCTCGTTCGCGCCAATCTGCCAGCTCTTCAATGCTCATGTGATACATAGACTCTGGTGTCCAACCGAACACCAGAGCAATATCTGCCATGCAGTCTTCTACGCGGTTGGGATAGCTGCGGTTTCGGTTTCGGCTTGCAACTGATGTTTCGCTTTGGTAAAAAAACTGGCAATAGTCAACCCCACATCCATCAAATCAGCGGCATCCATGTTTTTGACTTCATGCTCATGGATAACCGGGTTGCTGATACGAGGAAGTACCACGGCTAGGGCATCGACTTTGGCCATTGAAATGTCAATGAGTGACTGGCCACGTAAGTCGCCGCCCATCGGACGACGCAGGGTAAACTCTTTAATCTCTTTTTGCTTGTCGCCAGTACCGCGAATGATAGGGTAGTCTAGTTCGATAGTTGGCATATCATTGTTGCTCATGGTGTATCCTTAATAAGTAATTTTTAGTCGGTGTTTTAATCAAATAGGTGTCTGGTTTGGTCACTTGATTTGTATGATCAGTTTAGACGGTGGTAAACATTCCCATTGCTTCACGGATCTCTTTTAGTCGGTCTTCACCATTAACGATACACTTCATCGCCATTGCATCGATTTCAATGATGTCTTCACCGTCTACGACCAGCTTGTAATACGCCAATGAATACTTGAATGACTCTTCTGTGTCATCACCTAGCTTGGCGCTACCGGGGTCGATCTCTTCTAAGCGACCACGGCAATAGATATCGACAGCCGACACACTGCAGTCATCATCACGCTGATATGCACCTGAATACGACAAGATGACCTTATCAATACCAGCACGCGCAAAGTCGCGGTATAGATCAGCTTCATGACCGCCGCATTTGATGGTCATCTCCATGGCTTCTTGGCCCAAGTCAACTTTGACCGGCATATCCATACCACCAGCGCGATACTCTTCGAGTACGCGCGTGAGCTTTGGCAGCTCAATCTCAGGGATCTGCCCTTGGTAGCGTTTTTGGCTACCAAGGCCTTTGTAAGCCATGAAGTTCTTTAATTTACGAGGTAACATAGGGGTTCCTTTTTAGTAATAGGGTCGTCAGGTGGCTATTAGGCCGCTGCTGCTACCAAGTCGGCAAAGTTGACCAGGTATGTATCAGTGATCGTCTGATTCAGGTTCAAGTTTTCGAGGTTAGGTACTGGGGTAAAGTCATAATCTAGATACAGCTTGCCTTGCATCAAAAGCGTCTCGCTGTTTAGCTCGTTGTTGTACCAGCACTTTGCACCGATTAAATAGTCGAAGTTGACCATCTCCTGCAGCTTGGCATTGATGGCACGAATGATGTCACGCACAGTCGTAGGTGATAGCGGTTGATCAATAAACTGAAAGCAGCCATTGATGATGGTATCGAGCAAAAACTGCGAGGTGCGCACGACCGGCTCAAACATATACTCAGGCTTGTCAGAGCAGGTATGACTGCCCCAGAATCTAAAGCCGTTGTGCTGTATGAGGCTAGTTACGTCATTGGCGTTTAGGTAGCCGACCTCAGTATCTGGGTCTTCTAGATCCCATGTACGTGGATGTTTGATACCACTAACAGTATCGATGGCGACATTGGACAGCGACTTGACGAAGCTATACTGGTGCGTCTTGTCTAAGTGAGCGCGTAATGCTGCGGCCACGGCGATGATTGGGGTTGGTTGGGTCATGATATGGTCCTTATTTAAAGTGTAATCGTAATATCTCAAAATCCAGCATTCTTACTGGAACTGATACTAAGAAAAAAGAGTTTTCTCATAATCTATGATTTTTCTCATGTCTTTGTACCTGTCTTCCGCCCCTGGAGCACATAAAACCACTGAACAGCTCTCTACGTTTTCTACATCACTCCATATAACTGCTAGTGAGTAAAGATAGCCATTGCCGCTATTCTGGGTGCCCGTTTTACCGCAAACAAACTCCGGGATATAATTAAAACCCTCGAGATAAGGTTTGATAGTATGCGTTAAGTCATAAGTTCTTTGATTATCACCTGTTATCGTTATAGTTCTAGTCATAGTCCCCATGACGTTTTTCAGAAAAGGATCGCTTGCAGCTTGTATTAAAAGCGCGGAAACTTGTTTTGCTGACAATTTTGTTTCATTGTCGACGCCGTGTGTTGAACCAGCCACAGCATTCACAAAACCTAAGTTTTGAAGTGTGTTGTTCATTTCTTGAATAAACCTAGTAACGCCGTCCCCACCAGACACAGCCTCACTTTCTAATATTTTATTACCGATCACTCGGCCAATCGTAAGAGAAGCATCATTGCCGGACGGCACTAGCAATCCGTACATCAAATCCTGCCAAGAGATAATATCTCCTGCCTTTATTCCAGCAGTCGTGGGTGGATGCATATCTTCGGACTTAACTAATACCGTAGACTGTAGATCCGCATCAGACACCCATTGTCTCGCAACAATTGCGGTTAATAGTTTTATTAACGAGGCTGGATAAAGTATCTCAGTGTCTGCATTTTTTTCAAAACTATACGACATTTACACTCTCACTCACTGCTGCTTGAGCAGATATTTCAGGTAATTTACTTAAATTAGTGGCAGGTAGCCCACCCGGTGGGTATACGACTATTACAACGCCAGAACCTCCAGCACCCCCAGAGCTCACAGCAGTACTGGCAGAACCACCACCACCACCACCAGTGTTAGGCGCGCCATTGCCAGCAACGACTTTATTCGATGAAGATGTACTATCGCCACTCACACCGCCCATACCACCGCCGCCTAAGCCACCTGACGCAGGGGTTTCGTCTAAGGTGTTATAACCACCACCACCACCACCACCAGCGAAGTACCCGTTATCGCCATATTCAGCAAGCACTTCAAAGTAGATACCAGAACCACCATTTCCTGCATTAGCAGAGTATTGATTAATTGTTGCATCGGGCTCTTGTCCTTTTTGACTCGCTCCGCCGCCACCGCCACCCAGATTGTTAATAGTCTCCGTACAAGAGCCGCCATCACTTCCCTGATAACCGTTTCCTCCTACGGCGCCACCGCCACCGCCACCGCCAGAGCCGCCGCTCCTCCCAGAAAATGCTCCATAAGCACCTTGACGACTGCCGCCACCACCACCGCCTACCGCTTTCATCTGACCAAAATATGAACCCAATCCATCTGAACCTCTAGATCCACTAGCGTCAGTACCACCTAAGCCGCCAGAGCCAATAACTATCGGTATAGCGTCTCCAGATCGCACAGGATGGTTTGATAGCACTACTACGCCGCCAGAGCCGCCGCCGCCACCTTGACGACTACCGCCACCGCCGCCACCGCCAACAATGAGGACGTCGACGGACTCAACCCCGTCCGGCACAGTGAATGCACCATTTTCGTTAAAGACCTTTATAAAACTATCAACGCCTGTCTCTGGTGGCACCACCGGGGGAGGCGTAACCGGTGGTGCAGTTACTTTCCCGGCTCACCAAAAGCCCCTTCAATCAACATCAACTCACGAGCCGCGAACGTATCGCGATATGCAGCAATATCTTCTTTGACCGTAATCAAAGAGCCGTCTTCTGCTCGCGGGGACGCATAGACAAAGCCACGGCGCTTCTTGGCAATCTCTACCAGCTTACGTGTCATCGTCGGCGTATCAATCTCAGGCGCAATGAAGATTTTAGGTGTAATTCCGAGGCGAGATTGACAACTGAGCAGCGTATCAACAGTAGTGACATCGACAGGCTCTGACAGTCGTAATACGACTACGCTTGTGTTTTGGATAGACTTAATTGTCTGCAAGCATTGACTGAGCAAAGCATCTTTAGCGCCGGCTTTATCGACATCATCAGTTGTGATGCCTGTTAGCAATACAGGGGTGTCAAGCGGGTATTTAGCATCATCAGCATCAATACTGGTGCTCACCAGTGCAATGGTGCTCATACTGACCGACTTGATAATCGGTGTGATGTTGCTGGTCTCGGTGGCAGTAATGCCGTGGTGGTACGTTGTTAATGCCATGGTCTAGATCCTTTTTTTTGTCTAAAATAAATAATGTTTTAAGCAGTACGTAACCACTTGCCAACCACTTTTGATGGCTGAATGTTGTTGTGAGCTTCACCGCCACCTACAGCGTTAGTCTTGATATTTGCAGCGCTGGAACTGGTGTTCTGAGTACCAGCGCGAGTACCACCATCAATACTGCCACTATGCATATCAACGGTATGATCATGATTTGGAATCTGTGCAAGCGTCAGAGTTTCCTCATTTTTACCAAACTCATTACCGATAGTTTTATAGTCAGATGGATCATCAGCTTTGGTTGATAGGCCTACTAGCGTGCGACCTTCTGCGAATCGCTCCCACGTACCATAGCCATGATGAGCCGCCACCGCAGCCGCATCCAAATGATTGATGGTTGTCTGATAAATATCGCCAACTTTATATGGCTGCAAATCTAAAATCCCCGCGATGCCTTTCTCTATATCGTCTATACGATTTGACAGTAATTGAAACTGGGTAGCCATAAGCTCATCCTGTAATTGATTGATAATATCGTGTAGTTCACTCACTAAAGATTTCAAAGCAAAACGGTCGGCAACCCAATCGCGAGTAGCGATGACCACGTTGCTGTCCGTTTCAATGACAACAGTCGCAAGGTTGTCTGCAGTAATCGTAAATATAAGCTCCATGTCACCGCCAGCGCCCTCGGTCAGCGTTGGGCGATAACCACCGTGAAAGTTACCCACGTAGACAAGCTTGCCACTACTATCGGTAATTCCCACTTCATGCAGGTTAAAGCCGCCTACATTGGACGGGACAACTGCAGATACTTCAGCTGTCGTGTCATTGACTATCTTGATAGAGGTTACGGCTACTTTTGCTCTTTGATTCACCAGGCTAGTCTGAGTCAAACGCGAATCAGGCAGATATGGCTGATCATTAGCATCACCCAACACCACATGCGTCAATGCAAGTTGTGAATCCGCTTGTGCATTGGCAATAAAAGATTTGCCGTGGTCAGTGAGTAATACATAGTAGTTGGCCATTATTGTTACCTAAATAGTTACCTAAGCGTTTGGAGTTGATAGATAAGTGACATTGCCAGTCCGACAAGCGCCGGCAACATAAAACTGCGAGCCATTGACCACATTGGCATCAATAGAGAACTGATCACGGGCAGATTTAACACTGTCTAGCGCGGTATAGATCTCTTGTTGCTGTTGAACGCTCACGCGACCGCTAGTGATTTTTACAGTAAAGGTATAAGGCGTACCTTTTGGATATAGCTCATGCCATGCAAGCAAACTATGACCTATGCCCAGGTTTTCCATTGCTTGCGTCAGCGTGTTTTTAGTACCGCGCTGCGCGTTAAAAGCTCTTGCACCTTTCACCACGTCACGCTTTTTTGCTTCTGGCCATTGACCGTCCCAGTACTCGACGCGGCGTGACCAAGCAAGCCACGGTAAAAAAGCTTCAGGGCAGCTATCAGCATCAATCAAACGAGCAAAGGTAACAGGTAACGCATCAATACGCTGCGTCTGCTCATCCAATGCTTTTTCAAGCTTGGTGCTGTTTTTCGGTAGTAGCCCCTTAGACATCGCGGTACTCCACAGCACTGATCGTCACGTCGACACAGTTAGCATATTTGCCATCTGGCAAACTGATATCAGCAGTAGGTTGTAAGAGGCTGACACGTTGGACACCCGCTTGATGTAAGGCGTGATATAAACCAGATAGCGTAACGTCATAACCTAAGTAACGGACTTGCTCGATATATTTATCAAGCTGTGCACGGGCTGCAGCAATTACTACGTCTTTATCTGGGCCCGGATAGAGTGTCAGTTCCGCTTGTAGGCTCCAATCCTCTGGCTGACCAGCTGCAATACGTACGCTATCGGTAAACGGCCGGCGCTCATCCGTATCAACCGCTAGTCTTACTTGTTCACGTAGTGCATCGCTAGCGATCACATCATTATGGCTTTGAACATAGACCGTCACGCGACCAGGGGAGGCAGTGACAACACTTGCATCACGAACATCACCATCAGCAGACAGTGCCCAAAATAAATAAGCGCCTTTACTACCTGCAGAGCCTCGTTCAGGCTCTAACTGGACACGGCGACGTAAGGCAGTATCAGACTCCATGACATCAGGAATCGGTGGTACAGCATTGGGATTGCCAGGCTTAACCAATAGACGAGTCACACCAACGCCAGCGGCAAGATGATCAAGCGTTGTGCCAGTGGTATAAGCAAGCAGCATTGATTTGGCTGTTTGGTTGATATGATTGGTCTTAGACATCAGACGGTAAGCAAACAGCTCAAGGATCTTGGTCAATGGCTCGCTTTCAAGCGTCAATGCAGCGGCAAGTTGTGGATCTTTGGCTATCAATTCAGCTTTAAGGTCGGCAAGCTCTGCTTCAAAATCTAAAGGCGTTAAAATATCAGGGGCAGGTAGGCCAGATAGATCAATACGGCTCATAGCGCACCGCCTAATGACAAATAAGTACGTTCAATCTTTTTACTAATCACATAACGATATTCAATCATCAAACTGGCCACGCCTTGTGAGGTATTGTCGTCAGTCATGAGTTCAATGCGAGTTGGTGTGACACGAGTTTCCCAGCGCATTAATGCATGAATGACGGAGGCACGAAGCTGCATAATAAAATAGGCATTAATGGGTGAGTCAATTAAGAATGGCAGCAATGAACCATAATCGCGGCGCATGACACGACTACCGATAGGCGTCATCAATATATCGCGGACGCTTTGTAAGATATGGTTGGTTTGGTCAATACGCTGACCAGTACTGCGTGACATGCCTTTGACATTGATCACAGTGACGTTGTTATCTTGATTAAGCATTAACGCCCCCAGTAGTGTCTGAGCCAGACTTAACATTTTTATGACCGTGGTCTAAATACGGTTGGTCATTAATAATTAATTTTCCGTTTTGATTGATGGTTTGACCGTTTACGGTATAAGACTGGCAACCAATAGAATAGGACTCGCAATTAACATCAAAGTTATTACAATCAAAACTGACATCGCGAGCAGATATTTGCACGCGGTTGGAAATAAGCGTAGTAGTAGAATCATCAAGTAAAGTAACCTCTAGGTTATGTGTCGCGTGGTTATAGATAAATGTCGCGCCATCATCACAATGAAGCTCAAACGTATCGGCATTGGCAGACGGCATTGGCTGATCATCATAATCAAACGAAGTGGTCACAAGGCCTGTCGATAGCTCACCAGTTTCGCTAATAACGAGAACTTGCTCACCAACACACGGTGGATTCCAAATTTTGACCTTGCCGATGCGAGCTGCTGAAAACTTTAGCCAGTCGGTCTCTAACCCATCTATCTGTACTCGGCAACGAGCATTAGCATGATCAACGTCTGTGACAATGCCTCGATTGATAAAACTTTGGAGCCGGCGCTCGTTTTCGATAGGGGATGTATTCATGACGTTATCGTCACTCATTGCGATTTTTGATACAAAACAAAAAAGCGTGGATTGAGTAAATACACGCAAAAAAGAGCAGGGCATCTAGTCAGCGGTTAATGACTCGCGTAGTACTCGAATAATGATATGTCTGTCAGCACGAGAGATACCGATCAGCTCGCGTTTGGGGTAGGGGAATTTCTTAGAACTATCAGGACGGACAGTACTGCGTTGGCCCTCGTGATGGATGCGTGCGATCTTAGCGGCGCTGCCTTTAAAGCCTATCTGTGCATAGCGGCTGGTTGCATTAAATTTAAGATGACGCGCTTTGGTCAGCTCACGAAACATGGGGTTGTTAGAGGCTTTCAGTGGATTTACAAAATCGCTACCATCAGGATCGGTTTGTGCGCGGATACGCTCTCGATTGACCGCTCGCATTTCCATAGCTAGGGCACGATTGACTTTTTTTAACTGTTTATTATCTAGCTGACTCGCTATTGCGGTCGCCCATTCAGGTAATGCAGTGGCCAGTTCAGTTAAATCGCTCATAGTTATTTGTGCGGGTTATGTAAAGGTTTTGGCGGGTGTAGGATTGGACGTGGACAAGCATTAAACACGTAGTTACCAGTGTCATCAGTAGATACCTGGACAACTTCTTCGACTTTGATAGTAAAGACTACGGTGGTCGTATAGTTGCTCAATATATAGGATTCAAATTCAATCGGTGATGGCCCGTTTGGGGCGACTGGATCTTGATTCTCTTGATACCATGCCAAAATAGCGACAATGACTAAATTGGCGTCAATGCTCTCGGGGAACTCATCAACCTCGACTAGCAATTGATAGTGTTGACGGTGGCTCAATGATTGACCAGTCCATTTCAGTGAGCCCTTTTCCACACTAATGATTAACCGGTCAGGGTTCTGGGCAAAGAACTCGACTTTATCGGTTAAGAATTTGCGTAGGCTGTCGTCAAATATCATTTCGCCAACTCTTTATCCCAGTATTTGGCACGGTCACGCATTTTAGTGTCATATTTATTCTTCTTATAATCGCGGCCGTTATATATCTCTGCAAACATGGCCCAGTCACGGCTACGAATGGCATTGAGCAAGCGTTTATCTGTCTCGATAAAGCGACAAAATGCCTCTAACTGCTCAGGCTCGCCTTTGGATAGCGTTAGCACAAAATCAACAGCTGACTTGTAGCCAAGACGCTCCCAATGAAAGCCCATAATCTGAAACATGCCCCAACTTGCTGACTCTAAACCTAAGTCTTTATCAATGCGACGGGCTTTAGCAAGTCGATCATGTTCAGCAGTACCGCCACTATAGCCACCCGTACGAGTATTGACCACATCAGGGCTAGTACGAACATGATCAAGCGCTTTGTCACGGCCAAACTTTTTGTCTAGCAATCGATACATAATATGGCGCTCAAACAGTATTTTAATACGCCATTGGTTGTCATCTTTGTCGAATAAGAACCCATCGCCGCGCGACTCAACATCACTGACCGCGCGGATAGCAGCTTCATCACAGCGCAGTCGGCGAGCAGCGACTTTATAATCACAGTCAATCAGTGTCATCGGTTGGGTAGGGCTCATACAAGATTATCCTTTTTTGATTGATTAATAGCGCTAATGAACACGCCATAACGCGCCCAAAAGGCTCTTAATTTAAAATAAGTAGTAGCGGTTGCAGCAGCGGCAAGCATACGAAATATGGGTAGGGCCCATACACCGTCCCGACCAGTGGTCTCATCAAATGCCAAGCCGACACAGCTCAGCGCGAAAAATAAAATAGTGAGCGTAACCAGTGAGCCAAGCTCGCGATGATATTTAATGATTGTCATAGCACAAACGATGGCAATGACAATGATAGATAAAGTCGATAACGTCTCAAGAATGATCATGATTGTCCGCCTCGTTGGCTGGTTTATCTTTGAATAAAAAAGGGAAAAAATGACGCAAAGCAGACATTAGAAGGGGTCGTACATTGTCATTCACAAAGTCATAAAATGTGACAAACAATTCTCGTCCGACCATGCCATAAATGACTGCGTAGCCAGTGGCATAGTTGCCACCCGTCAATAGTTTTGCAGTAATATCCGACAGCATCACTGCAAGCAATACACCCGCAGTCGCATTTTGAGATCGCATCCGAAAAGGCTCGGCGCGGATCAACAATAGACGAATGCAAGCGCCACCAGCAGCAGCCCAGATAACAGGCAAAGTAATCAACAACCATTGCAGATGGTTACTCATAACATCATCAATCGTTAATACCTGAATTTGAGTTACGTCCATAATTGAATGACCTGCTTTTGTGTACGTTCGGGCGCGTCTGGCAATTGGATATCAACGCCGGTAGGCAATACAAGATCGTAACCAACCAGATGCGGATTGAGATCCATAACTTGTTCAGTAACGCCGCCAGTGAAGCTGAAATAGCGTAAGCAGATCAAATCTACTGTGTCGCCTTGCAATGTCGATACAACACGCATCAGATAAGCTCAATGGTTGAATGCGGCTCATCTTTGATATCAGCAATTGCATTGCGTGCATTGCGATAGCAGCTATCGATAGTTGGTGTTAACTCTTTGCTGCGTGAGGTTGCATCACGACCAGTGTCATAATCACGGTAGTGTTCAGTGAGTTTTGCTTTAGCAAAGTTATAGACAGCTTTTTTAAAGCTGAAGCACTTATCTGTGTCTTGAGCCAAGTCATATTCTGCTAGAGTCAGGACGCCATGTTCATGTAGAGCGTTGGCAGTCCAACCCTTCAGCTCACGACAGACGTCATTTGCAGCGTCAGTTAACGCATATTTCATTCGTGCTGGTGTTACCGTACCGTCAAGCTTCATCGCTTCGCTAAAAACACGTACTGACAGATTAGGCATAAATGGCGGAGTAGTGACAACATCATCACTGACTGGATTGACAGCACTAAAACCCATAACAACTCCAAATATTGATAAGAAAAATAAAATAGGGTGAGGCGGTGGTCATAATTGTCATGTGCAGTATCAACTGAATGCAGTTATGAGCCGCCTCGGCTCGCGGCTACGAGTTGTTTTCGCCTAGTAGTTCAGGCGAATCTGGTTTATTCTTGTCATGCAAAATCTTTGAAAGCCAAAGTCCGTAAGGCTCCCACATCTTGTTGAGTGCATTTTGATAAGCGATCTTTTCACCCATTGCTTGGTTATATCGAGAAGGGTCTACACAAGCGCTTTCACCTGTAAAGACGAACCCAGACTTAGTTTCAATCTGGCAGTGAGTAAGCTTTGCGCCTATTCGGGTAAACGTAACACCATTAGGTACAATTTCAGACGTTAAAAACTCAACAGTGATAACTTGCATAATTATGATTCCTTTAGCACTTCAGGTGAATCCGACTGAATAGGCTCAATAGTAGGTGGCTCTGATACTATTTCTTGAGGTGCTTCATCTTCATGTTTGAGCTCAGCATCTTTAAGCTGTTTCTCAAGGCGTTTAATAGAGCCTTTTACACCACTATTTTCGTCAAACTTCAGCGCATTTTGAAAGTTATCTAATGCAAATACTGGATTGACAGCCTCAGTCAATTCACCGACTTGGCGTGATAGCTTTGCGCGTACCTGATCAGGCATGTCTTCTTCAGCTGTTATGGTTGATGCTCGCAATACTTGCGCGATTTGCTCATCAGTGATCTCACCACTGGCAGCCAGTTTTTTGGCAGTGTCAGCAATCTCTTCAGCGACTACCGTTGCAAGCGTGCGCTGGTGTGCGTCGGGCATTTTGAGCTTATGAGTCATCGCATAGTCAGCGATATCAAGCGCACGCTCAAAGCTACCGATATCGATATGCCAAAGCATAAGCGTGGTCAATAGATTGTCTTGATCGCCTTTGCCAGATGCCAAGCTTGCGTTGATCCACTCGTCGTAGTGTCCAACCAATTCGCGTTTTAGCTCAATCTTGGCTTGGATTGACTGCTTAGATTTGAGCAGCTGCTTGTCTTCGCGTAGTTTTAATTGCAATAAGCGGTAGGCGCTATTAGGGCCCACCGTGATATTCACTACTTCTTTTTGTGCCAGCGCGGCCTGGCGATGTCGCTGCGCTGGGGTCATGTTGTCGCTCATAATTCCCATCCTTCGTTAATTTTCATCCGTCCCATCCTTCAGTCATTAGACAAGCTCAACATTTTCAATCAAGCAGCCAGCTTTGTAGTTTTCAACCACATACGCTTCGTTGTCTGATTCGTAAAAGGCGACGCGGTCATACTCTGGCTCATCTTTATGATTGCGGCGGCGGCTGCCTTCTTGATAGTAAATTGATAGATTATCTAAAGGTGTGATCAAAATGCCGTCAGCAGGGAAATTTGGCGGAGTTGGTTCAATCGTAATACCACCCACTTTATCGAGCATTAATAAGCTATTGACCGCGATAACCTCGCTTGGCGTGTTGTTGTCATTGACCATGTTGAAATCACGGCTTTGCTTGAGGTTACGACCCAAAATCACGCGCAAATCACTATCATCACGGACGATAGGATCAATCAGCTGATCAACACAGTCTTTAACCAGAGCATCAAGGTTTTTATAGCTAGTGGCAGACGCGCCAACAGAGACTTTGCTGGTACCCACTTCTGATTCAGTCATTACTGACTCAGGTGCGTTATCACGGTATTTCTGCAACCAGCCGATATTGACATCTTGCAACAACGGATTGACATCAATGTCAGTATCAGCGGCGACATGAGTGCCGTTAAAACCGACAGTGATACGATCGAGCGCTTGCTGTTTTAGTACCGCGTCACGAATTTTCTCTTGGAACTTTGGGTCACGCGCCCAGCTGTCTAGCTTGTTGTAAGGGATAGCAGTATCAAAGTCTGTCTTTTCACATACATAAGTGTAAATAGGGCCCACTTCACCAACGTTTTTCGGTTCACGGCGCTTACCGTTTTTGGTGTTGGTACGGCTTGCGATACCGCCACTAATACCAAGCCCAAGCGCTTCACCTTTTTGATCGGTAACAGGGATGACGTTAATCTTTTTCAAAAACTCGCTTGATTCTTGAACTCGGGTTTCAACTTTTTGTTGTACTGATGGCTCGACCGTGTATTGCTCGGTAGCGCTTGGTACGCCATTTAGCTCTGCTTGATTTGCAAGATAGCCATTAAACTGCTGACGGGTAGTATTTTTCATATTGTGTTTGTCCTAGATAATTGATTTTAGTTGCCGTTTAGCCTAACAGTCAGACTTGACATAATCAGATGAACCGGTGGCAGCCGGACGCTGGGTATAATTGTCTTCAGGCGTATTATCAAGATTGTCTTGCACGCTCTTTAAAGACGTTTCAACTTCGTTTTGCTTTTCAGCAAAATCAGATACCGTGGTGTTCAAATGACCAATAGAGGCGTTGATCGTGTCAATAGAACTTGCCATTGTTTGCATAACATCTTGGAAGCTTTTAATGGTTGCCGGCAGTTCAGCAAAAGCTTGTGCGGTGGCCAGCTCTTTGTCTTTATCTGTTTTAGGTGTGACAGGTGCGGCAAACATATCTTTGACGGTTGCAAAGACTGATTTTGGCTCTTCTTTATACTCCCAAGCGCTTTCGGCAGTGGAAATGTAGGTGTCAGGGTTTTGTTTGCGAGCAGATAAGGGGCTATCGTCGGGGTTCTGTTGGCAAAACTTCATATAGCTGGTGCCAAGTGAGGCAGGACTATCGGTACAAGCTAAACCAACCATATAAGCTTCTTTGGTATCAGCAAATTCTGGATAGAACTCAATAGAGAAATAAACCTTTTGCTTCGACTTGGCGAGCGCGATCAATTCAGGCGTTGGATCAACTTCTGCCAATAGATATAAATGATCATCAACTTCTTCAGTCGATAGCGATATCACATCGCCATAACAGCGAAAGTCAGAATTTGGGAACATTGCACGGTAATGTTCTAAATTTACCCGTGCACCGTATACTTCTGGATTATAGCCGGCGGCCATTTGGGTGATCTGTTCGCGAGTGATTTCACGGCCGTCCGTAGTTTGGCCAGCGCGTGCAACTCGAAAAGTTTTGGTAGTCATAGACGGTCCATGAGTTAGATAAAAGGGGAGTCATTTTTAAAGCTTTACTTTGACCTATTGCAATATGCAAAAACAAAACAAAAAAGCGTGGATTGAGCAAATACACGCAAAACAAGCATGATATAGAAAGGCTGATAAACCAAAGTAGCGTCATACCCTTATGAGCTGCGTTAATGTCTGCCCTTATCACCCTACCGACTGGAGAGAACCCCAAAACTGTTGCCCGTGGTCTTTATTGGCAGGGGTGGAGCATTAGTGCCATCGCGGAAATGGTCAGTACGCCACGTACAACCGTTGACGGTTGGAAAAAATCAGACGGTTGGGATGAAGCAAAGCCTCTAGATCGAGTAGAGTCCACACTCGAAGCGCGATTGGTACAGCTGATTAATAAGGACGATAAGACTGGTAAAGACTTCAAAGAGATTGACCTGCTTGGTCGTCAAGTAGAGAGAATGGCCAAGATCCATAAATATAAAGAGTCTGGCAAACAGTCGGATCTCAATCCCAACCTATCCAACCGTGGGCGCAAAGCAGGACAAAAAAACCCTTCAAACGTCATACAGATAGATGATATCGATAAATTCAAAGACTCATTCCGTGATTGCCTGTTTGATTATCAAAAAGTCTGGTACAGCGCAGGTCTCACTAATCGTATCCGTAACCTATTAAAGTCACGCCAAATTGGCGCAACTTGGTACTTTGCGCGTGAAGCTTTTCTTGATGCCATTGAGACTGGCCGTAATCAAATATTTTTATCCGCATCCAAGGCTCAGGCGCGTGTATTCCGCGAATACATCATTGCATGGGCGATGGAAACGGCAGGGATCGAGCTGACCGGTGATCCAATCACGCTAAACATAGAAGGCCCAGAAAAGGACTACAGCGCAAGCCTGTATTTTTTGGGTACAAACAGCCGTACCGCGCAGTCGTATCACGGCAACGTATACATGGACGAATATTTTTGGATTCATAAGTTTATTGAATTCAGAAAAGTTGCATCAGGTATGGCCATGCACAAAAAATGGCGTCAGACATACATATCAACGCCATCATCTAAGCAGCACCAAGCATATAAGTTTTGGACTGGCCAACTGTATAACCGTGGCCGTAAAGGTGATGACCGAATCGAAATAGATGTGACGCCGCATAACCTAAAAAATGGCAAGTTGTGCGGTGATAAACAATGGCGGCAAGTCGTCAATGTCTATGACGCTATGAACGGTGGTTGTGACCTGTTCGACATTGATGACTTGCGGATGGAATACAGCGAGGACGAGTTCAATAACTTGCTGATGTGTGAATTTATTGATGACACGTTATCCGCTTTTAGTGTCAGCGAACTACAGTCATGCATGGTCGATACGTTAGAGATATGGGATGACTGGAAGCCTTATACGCCAAGGCCACTTGGTAATCAGCCAGTATGGCTTGGCTATGATCCGTCATTGAGCCGTGATAGCGCTGGACTTGTGATATTAGCAGCACCAAGTACACCAAACGGCATGATACGCGGTATAGAGCGTTTGCAGTTTAAAAACCCAGACTTTGAAGCACAGGCGAACGTCATCAGAGAGATGACAGAAAAGTATAACGTGGAGTATATAGCTATTGACGTGACTGGTCTTGGCATTGGTGTCTATCAGTCGGTCATTAAGTTTTATCCGCAAGCTGTCAAGCTGCATTACAGCCCAGAGTTGAAGCAGCAATTTGTCCTAAAGACAAAGGACGTTATCAAAAAAGGCCGCTTAACTTTTGACCACGAATGGACGGATGTAGTAGGCGCGTTTACTTCGATACACAAAACAATCACTAGCAGCGAAAAGGCGGTCACGTATAAAGCCGACCGCAATGAAGACACGGGCCATGCGGATTTAGCATGGGCATTAATGCACGCACTACATAGAGAGCCTTTGGCAATTGCTCAAGGTGAAGACGAATCCGCACTGGAGATATTTGAATGAATGAAACAGAAAATCATGCAGTGGTAGAAATGCCGGGCATGGAGGCTTTTACCTTCGGCGACCCCATCCCAGTGATGGAACAATGGCAAACTTTATACTGGGGCGAATGTCATAATCATCAACTGTGGTATGCACCGCCGTACGACCCAGATGCTTTGTCTAAGACAATGAGAGCATCGCCACATCATAGTAGTGCTATCTTTGTTAAGCGCAATATCTTGGCCAGTACTTTTATACCGCATCCTCTACTATCACATCGTGATTTCAGTAAGCTTGCACTAGATCATTTGACGTTTGGCAACGCATACGTTGAGCGAGTACAGTCACGATCAAAAAAAACTATGAAGCTAAACGTGCCATTGGGTAAATACATGCGCGTCGGCGTCAATGGTGACAAATATTATTTTGCCACGCACAGCTGGGCAGAGCCACATGAATATAAAGCAGAAAACATCTGCCATATAATTGAGCCTGATGTTAATCAAGAAGTATACGGCGCACCTGAATATTTGTCCGCATTGAATGCAGCATGGCTTGATGAGTCAGCGACGTTATTCAGACGTAAGTATTACTTGAATGGTAGTCATGCGGGGTACATCTTATACATCAATGATCCAGCAACAAACAAAGAAGACATTGATGCAATCCGTAAAGCTTTGAAAGATAGCAAAGGCCCTGGTAACTTTCGTAACCTATTCATGTATTCGCCCAACGGTAAAAAGGACGGAATCCAAATCTTACCGATCAGTGAAGTCAGTGCCAATGATGACTTCTTTAAAATCAAAGAAGCGAGTCGAATAGATATTGCAGCTGCTCATCGAGTACCACCTCAACTGATGGGAGCGTCACCGACCAATGCGGCGGGCTTTGGTGATCTAATCAAAGCGGCCAGAGTTTTCGCAGTCAATGAGCTTATGCCCCTACAACAGACCATGCTACAGATTAATGATTGGCTAGGTGAAGAAGTCATCAGATTCAAAGACTACTCGCTACTCAAAGATGAAGATTAAATAACCAATTTTAAGATCAATATATCCGCTCTAAATCGAGCGGATTTTTTTTGGCTTTCAAAAAACGCAATCGAAGCCCCGCCTCGCCCACGATAAAAAAACATGGTTTTCGACGACCATGACGATCATGGCGGTGGCTTTGCCGTAACTAGGGAAAGGGCAGATAACCAGCTGTTTGAAATGACGAGATATGACGGATATTTATACTCAATCCCACGCTAAAATATCTGGGATGTAGAAGTTAAGGCGCTGTACGTGAATAAAAACAAGGTTTGCGGGTGATAGGTCAGTTCTGTGCAATCCCACGATCTATCCCATCGTGGGATTAGACTCAAATTGCAGACATAAAAAAACCTGCTCGAAAGCAGGTCTAGTATAGGTTTGAGAACTTTTATCACTATCCGAAAATGGTGGGGCTGGAGAGACTCGAACTCTCACACCTTGCGGCGCCAGAACCTAAATCTGGTGCGTCTACCAATTCCGCCACAGCCCCATTTTCGTTACTCTATCATCAAAGGCAGTTAAATTCAAATGCCATCGAGATAGTTAACTGATTCGGTAGTGCGTCTCAGTGGTTGGCTATTATATAGAGTTTCAAAGGTTTGGCAACCCCTATTTACGATTTTTTTTAACTATTTGAAAATTATTTTTGCTAAATCTCATAAATATTTGATATTGCTGGTTTTTATTTCAGCGACTGATGGCTTTAATTATTATTATTTTTCTCTGCTGCTGTCATCTCTAATTGCTGTAATTTGCGGGTCAAAGTATTGCGTCCCCAACCCAGTAAGTTGGCGGCAGCTATTTTTTTACCGCCGCTATGATTGAGAGCAGCTTGCAGTAACACACGCTCAAACTCGGGCGTTGCCGTTTGTAAAATATCGGTTTCACCCGTTTGCAGCGACTGCTCAGCCCATATGGCCAACGCTTGCTGCCAGCTTTGCTTATCATGCGTTTGGGTCAGTTGACTGTTCTGGCTGTTTTGCATGTTTTGATGCACGTGATATGCCGCATTGCTTTGTTGCTCTACATTAGGGGCAATATTGTCTAGCAGCTCTGGCGGCAAATCCTCAATCATAACGATGTCGCCCGTGGTCATTACCGTCAGCCAAAGGCAAACGTTTTCAAGTTGACGGACATTACCTCGCCACGCAAAAGATTGCATCATCTGAAGCGTAGTGGGATGCAGCTGCTTTTCGGCGCTATTTAATTGTTTGGCGGCGCGCTGCATAAAGTAGTTTGCTAATGCAGGAATATCTTCAGGGCGCGTCCGTAAGGGCGGCAATGGCATACGAATCACATTAAGGCGATAAAATAAATCTTCACGAAATTTGCCTTGTTTGACCAATTCTTCTAAGTTTTGGTGGGTAGCGGCAATGATGCGTACATTGACTTTGACCGGCTGCTGTCCGCCGACGCGAAAAAACTCACCGTTGGCCAATACGCGCAGCAGACGCGTCTGGGTACTGTACGGCATATCGCCGATTTCGTCTAAAAATAGCGTGCCGCCGTCCGCTTGCTCAAAACGACCTTGCCGCGTCGTCGTTGCGCCAGTAAACGCGCCTTTTTCGTGACCAAACAATTCTGACTCAATCAAGTCATGCGGTATCGCTGCCATATTAAGCGCGATAAAAGGTTGCTGTGCCCTTGGAGAATGGGCATGAAGCGCACCTGCCACCAGCTCTTTACCTGTGCCTGATTCACCAGTAATCAAAACGGTAATAGGAGAGTGGGCCAAGCGTCCGATCGCGCGAAATACCGTTTGCATCGCTTGTGATTGACCGATGATACCGCTCGGATTGTTATTAATAACGCTATCCGTTTGGTTTTTAGATTTAGGTTTAGATTTAAGTTCGATGGTCGTTTTGGTTTCATTTTTAGCTTTTTTGACAGTCTTTTGAGCAGGCTTAGTTGCACCATTTGTTATTTTCAAATTCGGCTGATAATTAATGGCCTTATAAATTGTGGCGACCGCCTCATCTAAATCAAAGGGTTTGGGCAGATATTCAAATGCACCAGTCTGATAGCTATTGATAGCAGAACTCAGGTCGGAATGCGCGGTCATAATCACAATCGGTAGCGTAGGGAAGTGCTGATGTACCCAATCACTAAATGACAGACCGTCCATCATTGGCATACGAATATCGGTCAATATCACATCTGGTAGCTGGTCGGCTGCTTCGTGCTGTTGCAAGATATCGTTCAGGCGCGTCCACGCTGCTTGCGCTTGGGTAAAGCTAATAACCGTTAAGCCTGCCTCTTCAAAGGTATCTGCCAAGATCAAGCGCAGCGCCGCATCATCATCGATAAGCCATAACGTCGCAGGAGTAGCAGCAGGATTATTACCCACAGTGACCATAGGAGTTTGCTCATTGCTCGTAAGGTATTTCGTGTCATTATGCTGAATCAT